TGATAAGACCCAAGGTTTGAGCAGAAGTGGCATCAATATCAGCCCGAGCCTTTGTGACTGTCGGAATCTGTCCGACCACGCCAGAAATATAAACAGCCGTTCCTTTTGTAAGGGTGGCTCCTGTATCGTTTCTGATTTGGCAGATTACGTTGGTGGTGGCCGCCGCTACAGCAACGCTCAGATCACGAGTAGTCCCAGATGTGGTTATTGAGACAGATCCATCTGCCGACGTAACAGATTCAATCTTGTCTGTGTTCAGATTGCTGAAGTTGGTATCGACCTCCGTGTTGGTTAACGGAGATCCTTTAACCGAGCGAAGGACGATTGTTGACATTTACTACCCCAATCAAGAGACGGTGATAGTCCAAGTGATGCTCATTGCATCATCAGCACCCTTGTTGACCACAGAGAATACAGTCCGGCACAGCATTGTTCCGCCAGAAGATGCGTTAAAGATACCAGCCTCAGTGACTGCGCCTGTTCCTGTTCCGGCTGGAAACGATGCCACGTAAGTCACCACGTTGGTAGAGCTTGTCCCGCTACTCAACGCAGTGCGCGAGGCAGAAATGACGCTCTCAAGAGTTGTATCGCCAACTGCCGCCGCAGTAGTGCCAGTGCCAAGCTCCATGTGGCTCATCACGTTGCTGGATGTTCCAACCATGCGAGAAGCAATGAATGTCTTTCCAGAAGTGACGACCAAGTTTTTTACTTCTCGGCTGTCTTTGATAACACCATCGGAGCCAAAGACATCAATCTTCAACGAGCCAGTGATTTTTAATGATTCTTCAAACATGTTTCTTCCTTGTTAAAAAGTTCTGTACTCGCCAACATAATCCTCTGCGAAGTAAGTCAGGTCACAGTAGCTCTGAGAAAACAAATACCCACTGTCAGATGACGACACGGTATCCTGAATTGACTTACCACTCAACAACAACACCAAGTCAGAAGATGACACGACGTTGTTTGTAAAGTCAGCGAATGAGATTGTTGTTCCATTTACATCAGACAAGTCATTTAAAGCAAATGAGTCTGAAAGATATTTGCTGAACGTAAACGCAAGCGTCTCGCTGGTAGCTACGCTTTCTGATTTGTTGAGGTCAAAAGACTTTGTGAACGCATCAGACAGAGAGATTGTTTCTGTAAACGTCCTGACAAATATCAGCAGTGTTTGTAGTGTGTCCGCCAGTGAAACAGAGTCTGACTTCCCAAGGCTCATCTCTCTGAAGAGAGTGTCTGCCAGAGATATTGACTCTGTCGGAGACTTTGTGAAAGAGATCACGCTTCCATCTGTCAGCACAACAGAATCTGTCGTATATCTGAACAGGCCGGAATTGTCTATCACTACATCTAAAAACAAATTGATGTACGCAATGTCGGCGGCTGGTATCGTGTAGGCCACTGTTGCAGTCGGGATGACCTGCGATCTTGTGATGACCGGAGTAATTTTTGATATGTCCGCCTTGGCTAAGACTCGATCAGACTCAACAACAGCATCGACCAGAGTGACGCTTAATCTAGGCTTGGCATTCTGTACAGATGCCGATACCTTCCCTGTCATTTAGAAATCCTCGCGGATCTTAAACTTCAGCAAGTCGTAGACAGTTTGGATTTGACCATCAGCGAATGTGATCTCGATCTCGCCTTCGTAATCTCCCGCATCTCCTGTGAGCATAGCTGGAGTAGACGCTGGGTAAAAAGCAACCTGCCCCGCAGAGCCAGATGTTACTGTTCCAGATACTGTTGCCTGAAGGGTTGTTGTACCCACTGGCCGGAACTTTAAAACAACAGTGGCTCCGGTAATGTTCACTGGGTCACCTGTTGTCTCGTCAGTGATTGTGCAGACGATTGCTGGTCGAGTGTCGCCTTGGACGAGTTTGATTTTGTCTGTCATGGGTTCCTCACCAACTTTACTCGCAAACTTGATCTCACATTCCCACGAGAAGCACGTTGCCTTGCATCATTCAGTCCAGTCATGTACCGCACCTGATTGAAGTTTGCGGCCTCATTGTTTGAGTATGGCTTGCCCGGTGTCAGCATGAGCCTTGCCTTCGTCCCGAATCCTAGCGTCTCACCCCAGATTTCAAACAAGAAATCAGCAACTTCTGTCACTGTTCTCAGGGGAACAAGCGCCACTCTCATTGTAAGGGAGGAGGCATACTTCTGATCCGGTATTGGCAGAATTGTGAACGTGTCCACGTCCTTCTGGGTAAACCCAGCGGGTGGCCCTTTACTGGCTGTATATCCAGCAATGTTGGTTCGATATGCGTCCGGCAGGCCAAGATCGTCAGGAGCTAAGGCCTCAAGCTCTTGCCCCAGATACCACATCTTCATGATCTTCTGAATGCGGTAGTTCTTTGGAGGCTCCAGATCGTAGTCGGTGATGTTCTCGTAGACGGTGATTGCGTCCATCGTGTCTTGATGGATCAGGCTCTTCTCGCAGAACTCAACGATAGTGTTTCTGAGGGCGCGGATTGCCATATCGGATGGGCATCCGGGTACGTCCGGCAGGATCTCTGGCAGGAATGATTCAAGTGTCTTCATGTGATCCCCAACAAGCCAGATTTGAACTTCTGATACAGGGTGGCCGAGCGACCATCCACTGCGAACTCATCGTCTCTCAACTCTGCCCGATGAACAACGTAGTCCACCATTGCAAGCAGGTAGTCATCAGAGATCGGGATCGTCGATGCCGCTGTGTATGCGGCGAATGAGGTGGTCAGGTTGGAAAGGAACAGATCTGGCCGCACCCGTCGAGCCTCAATCAGCGCCGAGCGAGCGTAGCTCATCAACTGGGCCTCCGTATATCGAGGGTCTGGGTTCAACGCAGTGATTTCATCATTGAGTATTACCCGAGCATCGTCCATTACAGTTTGAAATGTTGCCATTTATACTACCAAAGTACCTTTCTAGCCCAGTGATTTGCACTGAACACATCATCCTTGGTGGGCTGACCGCTTTTGTTTTTGATCCCCGCTGACCTCGCAAGGTAATTCTTCCTGCGCTCTGGGTCTTTGTGCTGGGTAAAGTCTTCCATTCCACGTAAACCAAAGCGCACGAGCTTGACCTCATCGCCCTTTTTGGCAAGAACAACCTTCTTTTGCTTTGCCCCTGCTGGCGCATTCTTCGGCTTGTTAAAGCCGTCGAACTCCTGTCCGTGGTAGATGAGCTTGCCGCCCTCTCGTTTAACGTCTTTGGCTTTCATGCGGCCTCTTTGTAGAGCTTGACTGCAATCTCGTCTTTGACGGAGACCTCGTCATCCGTCGGCTTCTTCGGCTTTTCTTCTTCTTGAACCAACTCGTACCCCAGTTCCAGCAGTTTTTCGTCGTAAACCACCAGACGACCCGTGCGTTTGTTTCTCATGTGCATGCGATTCTCCCAACTGGAATACTGATTCTGGTCTGATTGACTGCAAAGACTCACAGTTTTTTGAGCATCGCTCGTCCCAGCCCCGATCTCTCTGCCAATAACACCCAGTGCATGGCATGTCAGAGCTTATCCCAACGATAGATTCTCCGCAATCAAAAACAAAGTTCTTGTTGGTCGGGCCAAGAACAACAACTGCTGGCGTTCCAAGCATTCCAGCCACATGAACCATGCCGCTGTCATTGCCATACAGGATTGTCGCACTGCCAATCAGTTCAATCACTTCTTTGATTGGCATATCCCAAAGAAACCTGTCCGCAGGAATCTTCTCAACAAGTTCTTTACCTCTACCGGAGCCTATGGTTGCCACTACATAGCCCGCATCTGTCAACAGATTTGACAGATCTGTCCATCTGTCGGCGTTCCAAGATCGAACTGACCAAACACTAAGAGGGGCGATGATCGCCAGCTTCTCGGTTTTAAGGTACTCGACCACATTTGCTGGTCTCTTGGCCGTGCAATCAGGGATCTCGTAGTAACGCTGGAGGCTTTTAATGTACCAGTTTGGTCTTGACCCGCCGACAACACCAGATTTAAGCTGTCCGCCGTAATCAAGATTTGCATTTGCAAAGAGGTCTGATTCTTGACAAATGCTGACATTAGGATGCGAAACAGCAGAGAGCCAGTCGACATGTCTTGTATGGAACGTAACATTGAAACCTTGATCTGCTATCCCGCAAGCCGCATACATTCCGCAAACAGCATCCCCGATACCCAACGCAGAGTTGTAGAACGTGATGTCCTTCGTCTTCTTTGGCGGATCGCGTGGATCGTCCTCATACTCTACGAAGTATCCAAACTCAAGTAAGGATCTATCGTAAGCATGAAGCTTGCTGGTTTGGGTGTTGCGTATATAAAGCATAAAAGGGGAGGAGGCCGAAGCCTCCCCCAATTCCTCGGCAACTGCTTAGGCTTTGGAAACCAGAGCGTTGACCAAAGCTTCAGGCTTGGTTACTTTGTAGCCGTACACATTCAAACCACGAACGATATTACCGAAAGTGGATTGAGCGCGGATGGTCTCGACGTTTGCCATTTGTGAAGCGAAAGAGATCGCGTCACGAGTACCGGCAAGGATGTTCCAGCCAGCAACGTCAACAGCAGTGCCTGTACCGCCGGTAGCTGAGTCGGAACCCAGATCGGTGGCTGTTGGCAGGTTGTTGGAGACGTACAAGGTAAAGCGGTCGATCATGCCCAACTTACCGTTACGCAAGGGAGACTGGCTGTCGCCGGTCAAGTACGCTTGCTTCAGGTCAGAGTTCTTGATCATCGCGGCCATCCAAGAAGGAATGACCAACCAACGACCAGTCTCAGGGACGTTCTGCTCATCCAACACTTGGCCCATGTCCAAAATCAAGTCCAACACGTTAGTCTTGCTGATGGCACGAGTAGCGTAGGTTGCGCCCAAGTTGATGTTGCCGGAGATAGCGCCAGCAGATGCGCCTTTGTTGGCGGTTGCCGCGCCAGCCTTCACACCATTCAACACATCTGCGTCGATGGTGATCTTCATTTGCTCGCTGGCATCGTTGGTGAACATGTCCATCAACTTAACGTCGGCTTGAACGGCATCCACATCATCCAACACCACGGAGAAGTATTGACCTTGGTCAATGTTCAATTCCAAAGGAGTAGAAGTTGGGACTTCGTTTGTCAGGTTCATACCCTTTGTGTATGAACGGATAGTGATGGTGGGGATTGAACGGATATAGACTTTATCGCCTTGACCCTTGATCTCGCCTTCCCAATCGTTGTTGGTGATCTCTGCAAGAACAGTGCTCTTGTAGAACTTAGCTTGCAACTTACCAGACCAAACTTCAGGGATGAACTTGGTTGTACTGGCAGTTGAATACTGAGGATATGCACCAGAGATAAGCGCTGATGGTGCGCCGGATACGCCTAAAGACATGATTTTTCCTTAAAAAAAGATTGATTTGTTTGGGTCATCGAATACGACCCTCGACTGACGCTGATGCAATATCAGCTTCAATGGCAATTGCGTCTGCATCTGAAATAGATCCTCGTCTCACTCTGTCGTAGAAATTTGTAATTTCTGCGCGAGTCCAAATCTTCTTCGCTTGCGGTGTCGATGGAGCTTGGTTTGTAGAGGGGACGATTTGCTGTTCCAATGATGCGGCGCTTTTTGCCGCCCACGTTTGTGACATCTTCTTGTACGTGTTGAAGAACTTTGCCGCACGGACTGGATCACGCGACTGTTCTGCTCTGCCGAGAAGCGCCTGTCTGGTTTCTCCTGTTAGGTCATCAACTTCATCCAACCAATTTAAAAAATTGGCATCGGCGTTGAGAGCCTCCCAGTCGGGAACCATTTCAGTCAATGATCTGAAGAAACTGTCTTGAACGACGTGTGATTGAACAGATTTAACTGAATCAATTTCGGATCTGAGTTTTGCAATCATCGCATCCTTAGAGGCCAGTTCTTCTCTGGCAACTCGACGGGCTACGTCAATCAAACCCTCACCGTATTGCTCAATCTCCTCTGGCTTCACCAGTAGTTCAGGAGGTTTTGCATTCTTCATCTCTTCGAGTTGATCCTCTAGAGATTGAAGACGGCTCTTCAAATCTTTGTTCTCATGTGCAAAGCGCGGAACTTCTGCGTTGTACTTCCCTTGTAAAACCTTGAATCGGTGTTCCCAGCTTTCCTCTTGAGGAGGCGTGGAGTCGTTAGGAGGTTGGGGAGCAGGAGTCTCAATCGATTCAGCGGGTGGCTGAGGATTTTGAACTTCCATCTGGTTCTGCTTTGACAAACTTTCCAAAATTTCATCTGCCCGCTTTTCAGCGTCGATGACAGCACGAGGCAATGTAGACATCTTTTCTCCGTGAGCCGAGACAGTCACATTCGAGTCTTGCGGTATTCGAGTGATTTGTTCGGTGTTCAACGGTTGCTGGGATAGGCCAGCACCTGTTGCGGCGATATGCCGCTAGACAGTCTTTCGACCATCTACCGCAATTTTCGGATTACCTCTTCGGCATCCTTTGATTTTTCTAAAAACTCACTGACAGCCTGCGCCGCTCCTTGTTGCCAACGACAGAGAACTTCGTCCTTTGTACTGGCACTGTCTCGGTACAGGTCTTGTAGTGAGGCCTCCATCCATTGAAGGATGGTCTCAAACTGGTTGTTGCCCTTGAGCGATGCAAGGGCATTAAGAACTTGAATGCTTGGCTTTTGAAGCATTACCTGCTTTGCCAAAGCTTATTGAAATCAGCCGCGCCTTTTTTACCTGCATTGTCTTTGAGCCTCTTTTTATCTTCGATCATCTTTTCGATGTCTCTTACAGACTGACCGGCTTGGTTAGAGCGGGCGATAGTTGATTTTTTCTTTTTCTTGACGGTCTTCGCGGCGTTACTAGAACGAACAAGAGGAGGTGCGTTAGAAGCATCAGCGGCTGGCGCAATTGCGGCTGGCGCATTTGCGGCTGGCGCAGGAGCTGGGTCTTGTACAACGGGCTTGGGCTTGGTGATTGCCTCAACAACAGCGGCCTTGAATGCTGGCTCTTCTGCTTTTGCTTCTACCTTTGGCTCTGCTACTGGTTCTGCTTTTGTCTCGGCCTTCTTCTCAAAATCCATACCGCCGGACATGGCTTGCTTCTTCGCAACATCAGAGTCCTTCATGCCTGAGTCGCCAGTGATATTGGCAGAAGAAGATTCTGCCTCTTTGTCTCTTGAGAAGAAAGACGCGATAGATCGGGCGGCGCTCTTTAACCTGCTGAGATTTTCTTCACCTGCGGCTTTATTGCGGTCGTACTGCTTGGAGGCAATATCATCGCCGGGATAATTTTTCCCGCGATTACCGGGCTGGCTTTCCCACCAAATTTGATCATCAGAGCGAGTGCGAACAGCACCGCCGTCAGCAAACTTGCGAACAACAGGCTTGGGGGCTTTGGGCATGTTGTTGTTGGCCGCACTGATCTTGCTGTGCAAACTGGACATGCCAACTTTTAATTTGGCGTGTGTGGTCGAGGGGCCAGTAGGTGAGCTTGACTTTGCATAGCTCTTGTTTTGCCAATCTGGTTTCATTTCTTTTCCTTCAGCTTGTTGATTTGTTCCTTGATCTTGGCGACCAAAGCCTTGGCTCGCTCAATAATCTGGGCAATCATTTTCCACCCTTCATGCACTTGCCCATAGCCATGCATTTCTTGGGCATTGGGCAACCAGCGCATGGCTTGAATGCCTTGCCGCCGTTCGCCATCTTCATGCCGTATTCTTTGGCTTCGGCCATCATGATCTTCTTGCCAGCGCCACCCTTCTTCAGAGCGGCCATTTCTTTCTTGGCGTGGCCTTTGCCTTCTTCTTTCTTGGCTTTACCGCCGTTGGCGTAGCCTGCGGGGATCATGCCCTTCTTGGCTGTTTTCTTCATCATGCTGATACTCCTTGTTGGGGTTGTACGGTGTTCATGGGTGGAGGCGCTTGGTCTCCGGCAGGGTTTGTCGCCTCTGGTGCGGCAATCTGTTGTTGTGGCATTGCGGCTTGAAGCTGTTGCATTGCCATCTCGATCTGTTCTTTTTTGAACTTCATCATCTCTGTCGACGGAACCAATCTGTCGGTGTCCATCTGGAGACCCATTGCGGTTTCCCTCAAGAGGTATGCCGCTCCTTCTGGGCCAACGATTTGCAGAGCGATCTGGTTACTCAGGATCAGATTCAGGAATTCGTTGCGACGAACTTGGATCTGTTCCTTGGCGATCAGTCCCATTGCGCCTTTGGCGATCACCCGGAAGTCACCCTTGATGTAGGGGTCTGGGTTGTAGATCATGTTGTGAACGTAGAAGCGGTTCACAACCATCGTGACCACATCGTCGATGGTTCCGACGGCGGTCTTGATTCCCTTGGCGGCGTTGTCCATCAGCATGGAAAGGCCAGAGGCTGTGCGGCCAGCGCCACTTGCACCAGAGCCAGATCCGTAGATGTAGTTCGGGATGCCGGTCACTTCATCTGCTTGCTTGGCAAACTGGTTGTAGATGCCCATCAGTTCAGCGGCCTTCATCTCAGGCTGGAAGAACCTGACACCAGCTTGACCGCCGCCTGTTTTGTCAGAGGTGGTTTGCCAGATCTTCCAAGGATACATCTGGGTGATGTCTTCTCCGTCGGCCAATCTGTCCACAGACACTTCTACCTGTGGGCCAGAGCCGATGCCCATGTTGTTCGCCAAAGAACGTGCGGCGGCATTGCACATGATCTGCACGTCGCGCATATTCTCCGGAAGAGCAGAACCCCAGAACGCTCCGGGGATAGATCTCCATGAGGCGATCTCGTAGGGACGCTCGCCCAGTGGATCTGGGTTGATCACAACCTTGATGGTGAAGCTGGCAACTTGCCAAGCATTGATTTCGTAGACCTTGTTCGGCTCTACGTCTTTCATGCCCCACTGGATCAAGAGGTCGCCCATCACCGGCCCCCAGAATTCCAGTGCTTCGATCAGGTGATCGTTGTGCATTTGGGAATTCGTCTTGCCCTCGAGGTCATCTCTCTGTTGGTCGCCGTACTCGTTGTATCGGTAGCCAGCCTTTCCGTAGCGGATGATGACTTGGTCGATGTCGTCGTCGGAGTATCCGGGAACGCCCTTGAGAGATTCCAGCGTCTTGGCGGACAGGCGGTGTCTTTGAATCAGGAAGCCATCGTCCACGCCCATTGAGTTGGCGCTTGGGAAGATGTCGTATGGAGAAACCCGAGAGACCTCACGCACCATGTCATTGACGACGATGGGTGTGAAGTTTGGCCCCCACTGGAGTTGCTTCTTGCGGCGAACGCTTGGCCCCTTGAGGATGGCGGTCGGGAAGGTGACGAAGTCGTCGATGAAGTCCTGCATGGCAGGTTTGAACTTGCCGGTATCCAGTTGGTCTTGGATAACCTGAGCCATTCTTTCTGCGGTGGCCTTGGCTTCTTCCTTCACACGCAAAGAAATCATGTCGTGGACTTCGTTCATCCGCTTGCGGAAGGTCTCTGGGTGGAGTTCTTGTCCGGCCAAGACGTAGTCTTCAGCTTCTGTTCTGACCAAATCAATGATCGACAGACGAACTTCAGGGGGAATCTGGGGTTCTTGTGAGGGAACGAGGTCAAAAGGACGGGGTGCTTGGAGCATTACGTCCTGAATCCACGACTTGGCGGCGGCGCACTTCACATCTGTCAGCATCATGAAGATGTCTGATCCGCCAGTTTCGGCGATGTCGATGGCTTTATCAGGGTCGTATTCACCACGGCGCTGGCGTTCGCACTGAAGTAAGCGCTCAGTGATGTCCTGCTTTGCCATCTTCGCTTGAGTCCAGCAGGAGTTAATGTGTCCAGAGATGCCAAGCGCAATCAGGTCGGAGTTGTCCACGCCTTGTGCTTGGACGGCGCTGATGTCTGCTTCGACTGGCGCGACTGCCTGATACACCTGTGTCATGGTTTATTCCTCATGCCCATGCTTTGCTGGACGCTTTTTTAACTGGTCTTGCTCTCACCTCAACTCTGCCGCTTCGTGCCGCTAGGCAGAGGTACTGGAGTGCATCGTGTGGGTGACTGTATCTGTCTTTGACTGGTCTGTCGCGGTATCGTTCTCCGGCGACTTTGAGTCTTTCATACCGGAAGCCACCAAGGAAACCCTTGCGTAGTTGGCGGCAGTTTGGCGAGAGAAGAAATCCCGGTTCTCCCCCAGCCAACTTGTTGAGGAAGTACGCAACAGATTCTCTGCGTGGTATGAAATCATTTGTACTGGCTGGCTCACTTGCAATTCCTGCTTCTAAGAGTTCTTGGTAGCAGGTTCTCTCATCCGCTTGTGAGCGATGGGTTCCTGCTGGGTCACCAGCGGAGATGAATCTCATGCCGGAGTAGGTGGTCATCAAAGCGGGTTTGACGATCTCCTGAGCGAACTGTCTGATGCCCATGTCTTCGGCCACGAATTCCTCAAGGATGACGAGTTGTCCTCTTGAAGTTATCTGTCCGACGATGCAGGCGGGGGTGAGTCCAAAGTCCCAGCCGAGGTAGAGTGGAAGTCCTCTGTTGACTTCGATCTCTTCTTCGGCGGTGTGAATTCTGTCGTTGTATTCTGGGTAGACGGGTTTGCCGTCAGCGGTTGTTCCGTACTGGCCGAGGACGAAGACTTTGATCCAGTCGTCCGTCTTGCCTTTGACCATCTTCAGGTAATACTCATACCCTTGAGGAAGATTGAACACATTCTCCGCTTCTGGATTCGGGTCATACCGGACATCATCGCCCTCTTGGATACGAATGAGACCACCCGGTTGGTTAAAGAATTCCCATCCTTGGGGGGTGTCTTCTTCTGCAATCTTGTAATACCAGTGATCGTCGTCAGGCGGGTTGGTGTCGAGGATGACGCACGGATGTACGGGGCCGCCGCCGTGAGTCTTCGCGGGGTAACGACCGATACGTTGAGTGACCATGTTGAAGACTTCATGCGGAACCTCTGAGGCTTCATTGATCCATGCTCCGGTGAGTTCAAGGGATCGCAGTTTGCCGGTTTCGGAGGCTTTATCTAAAGCGATGAAGATGACTTCGAGGTCGAGTCCGTTGCCGTCACCACAATCTTTGATCTTCATGTGGGCGGTGATCGGTGCATCCCACCTGATGGGAGCCAGTTCGTCATTGAACCAAGTCTGCCAAGTCTTGATCGTGGTGGACTTGAGTTCAGGGTAGGTATTCCGGATGACTGCCCATCTTGCTTTTCTCCAGCCATTGTGTGGAGTTTGCTTGAGGGAGTGCTTGACGATTTCCATACAACAGGTTGAGGACTTTCCGGAGCCTACTGGCCCTTTGATTCCTCGGACATCAGCCATAGAGTTGTGGAACTCAGCGGCCACTTGTCCGGGCGGGTTGTATTGGATGACAGTCATTCAGGCTTTGCGAAGGTTGTACCAATCATGAATGTAACATTCTTCGCATCTGTCTCATGCTTGACGGACGCGAGGTTCGGCAAAGTCTTGTCGAGAAGCATCTCAACGGCTTTAAGCCGAGTGGCCGTCATCTTCGGGCCAGTTGTTTTTCCGAGAGCTAGGTCTTCGAGAACCTGAACCAGCTTGCTTACTTGAATTCTTTCGCGGACAGCAGTGGCGTGTTCTTCCCGAAGTTGCTCCCGACGAGCGCTTACCGCTTCAGTAGATTTTTTTGTTGCCATGTGTTCCCTTGTAGGTTGTTGGTAGCTTGCTCACATAAAGCAGTGTTCGTTAGCTGTGCATACGATGGCGCTCCAAATCGGCGCTAACCCGATCGACATACTACCAACACGGCTGAAGACTGTGCGCTACCCCGAGTGCTCCCGAAGTCAATCTTCATGCGTGTTGATTGTTGGTGGCTCCCATGAAGCAGGGTCTGGGCGCAATACAACAACGAAAAACTCCCAACGGAGCTAAACCGTTTCCACCAACACGAATGAGGACTGGTTGGATTCACCAGCTTTAAAAGTGACAATCCTCATACATCTTGAGATGGTTTGTCCATCATTGGCATGGAATATACCTACTTGATCCGCAATATGCAACACCCTTTCCAACGATTCCTGTAATCAGAACTGATCTCAGACCATCCCTCCAGTAGAGTGGGTTATTGGGTTTATGGGTTTATGGGTTGCATCCTGTTTTCAGCTCTGATTTCAGAACTGATTTCAGAGAAATTGAGTATTTTGTAGAAAAATTTAGTAGCGGTGTTTGTATAGACCCCGTGGTTTTTGAGATGAGTGTAAGAAAAATGGACTTGTTCTTGTGTGGTACCCATAAGTAGAGGCTCAGGACGCACGTCACGCATGCGCGGGCCACGCCACCCCGTCACCCGTCATAGCACCCGCATCGCACTCCGCGCCCGCACAGTCCCTATGGGACAGAGATCGACAGATTCTGTAGCTGAAATGCCAAATAAACGGTGATTTATCCCTCTTTAGAGGGTAATGGGGTGATGATGAGATGGATGGCACAGGGTAAATGTACGTATTTCCTACGGAAACGTGCGTGATTTACTGAAATCTGTTTTCGTCGTATCCAAAAATTCAATTGTTTCAACACCTTGCATAATGCGTATGTTGACTATCCCTACCTATTTATCCCCTATATGAAACCCTGTAAGGGTCGTGTGTGGGATGTCGTGCCAAGGGCTTTTCCGGCTTAACCTTCGATTCAACCCCAAAACAACACCTATTTTCAACTTTTTTACGTAGTAATAGGGGTCGAAATGAAAAAAAGACTTGA